TTTTGCGATATCATTTTTTAAATCATCTGCCAGGGCTTTAGCTTTGCGAGCTTTTCCTTTCAATAAGCTAGCTGCCTGCTTGCCGCCCGCAGCTTTGGCTGCTGCCGCTTTGGTGTCACCTGCTTTGTCACGCATTTTAGTTGCCATCTCGTCTTCGCCAGCAGCGCTAGCAATACCGCCAAGACCTTTCTGAACAGCTCCTCTTGCCGCACCCTTGAGCTTCGTGCCGACACCGGCGCCGCGAGCCTTAAGGCGATCAAGAAAACCTTCGTCTAATTCTCCATTCTCCACCATTCTTACTAGCTCTTCTGTAACCAGATCTGCTAATTGATTTTTTGTCATTTTCATAGCTAACTCCCTTTGCAGCAGCGTCTGACTGGCTGCAGCATCCATTTATTAGTCCAACTTGTGTTCATGTTTTACTCCGTCATCTCCGAAGAGCATTGTTAAAATATATGATGTTCCCGAGGATATACCTCCAAGAAGGAAGAAATTAAACACCGTTACATCAAAACTAAATAGTTCTGTAAACGGAGAAAGTAGCATTAAAATCCACCCGACGTGAAATCCCATGCACATGGGACAATTTGCTAATTCTCCGAGCTTGCCTTTCTTAGGTCTTAGTCTCGAAAATATCTTGCCGTAGACAAGAATTTGTGTGAGCCCGTAGGCGCAAAGTATAAAGGTTAATAGTTCTGTCATTCGGTTCCCGATACGGTTCTTTTGTTAAAATTTTGAGCGATATATGTCTGTAACATTTTAGTAATATTTACACTTTGAAGAGGGGTGTTGTCATTCATGCTTTCCAAAGTGCTGCCTAGAGCTTTTAAAAACGCATTTTCAATAGGATCGTCAACTATTTTAGAAACATCGTCATCAACGTCTAAATAATCTAAAGCTGTGCCAGTTCTTGATTCGTCTGGAAGCTGGTATACCTCTTTTGCAAAACTAAACAGCGACTTAGCTGTTGCCAGCCCGGGGATTTTTCCCACCAATTCATCAACCACGGCGTTTTTAGCTGCATCAATAACACCCCCTTTTAGCTGATCTCCTCTTTTTTTAAGTTGAGCTGTTTGAATTAAAGCCTTTAAGTCGCCTATAGTTTTAACATCGGCGGCTGACTTAATATTGGAAACCCCCTCGTCATCAGCCTCAGTTAAAGCTTCTCGCCAGTTCTCCATTATTAATTTCATCTCAGACATTTGGAAGATTCCTATTCAAAAGGTATACATATAATTCAACGAATATGGGTCACGAATATAATTGCTTTGCATCGAGCCCTGTTTGGTTTTTTGTGGCACTTCGCCCAGCTCCGTAGAATCCTCTTTGTCGGGATGAATTAGCTCACCATCCATCATCGATACAATCGCCTCTGTAGATTCGAAATAGGGGCGTTCTTCGTCGATAAATTCTGAAATATTAATGAGTGTCATCTTGGGAGTGCTTAGTTCTTCTACGGATGCTTGCTCCATTGTTGCTTCGAATGAGCCATAAAATGAGCCGGCTTGAATCGATTCAGGAATGACGAGACCCTTCTTGCGTAGATGAGCGAAAAGCCTATTTTGCGCGCCGTAAACCAGATCGTTCATTGTATCTTTAGGAAAGGCGATTACTTTATTCTTTCCGGTCGACATTACTATATCAATGTCTCCATGATCAAATATCATTAAGTCGCCGTTCATGCTCTTGCGGATATCCATCTCCAAGCGCACGACTGCATCGTCGGCGCCCGGGCCTATTTTAATCTTGATTGCCATTATTAAGCTCCTTGACTAGGGATTGGGTCTTTAATATTGTCAACAAAACATCCTCGTTTACTTCACATTGGGCAAAGGCATCGAGGCGCATGGCAACCTGAGTGGCTTTCTGCCGCATCACTGAGTCGCTCTGGATTTCGGCAGTCTTCATTCCTCTACTTAACTCCTCTTTAAGTCGGGAGACTTCTTCATTTAAAAACACCTTAAGGGATACTGCGTTGTCTGTAAAAGAAGTGACATAATGCATCAGAAGATCTTTCTGCTCCCCTAATAAGTCGGTATCATATTTTTTATTAAACTTCTCCACAAAAGTAGTATACACCAGTTGATCCATTTTCACTTCGGAAGCTTCCGGCGGCTTTGTTCCCATGCTATTGATGATTACATTTTCTAAAATTACTTGCTCTTTAGGCGAAGTTTTGTGTGAAAATAATTGAGCGATAGTCGCCAACGATTTGTAATTGGGGACGAAATTGTTAAAAACGGATGGAGATAATTCTTTGTTAATATCATGAATGACGGCAGTCTGCTGTGCAAAGAGACCCTCGTCTCCAACGAGCCGGCGCTGGAGGCGTGCTTCACTAATGATGCGTCTGCTAGTAGCCACATTTAAACTTTGATTCTCCTTAAGAGATTGATAACATTCCAGATCTTTCTTGAGGGCGCTCCCAGGTTTAAAGTGCTTTTTAATTATGCTAAGTGCGGTTGCTTGTCTGGTCTTGTTTTTCTTAAGTATTGCAACAGTAGCTTCAACAATTAACGCCTCATAAACGAAAGCTGTGTTTCGCTTTTTATTGTGCCTTATCTTCATTCTTTTGCTCCGTTATTATTGCGGTGTTTTGTTCTAAATCTTTTAGTAAAGTTCTAATCGACTCGTTAATAGAAAACAACTTGTTCTCTTCAGTTTTTTCTCTCAAACTATAAATAGATTCGTCTTGCTCATAAATGCCATTCGACAACCCAGTAGTCTTGGATAGATTCTGGAGGTCTCTCATGCCGGGCACCACGTTTCTTAAGGTGGGGCTCGACTTTTCACGTGCATATTTAGCTGCGTAAGAACGAGTGCGGGCGCCTGCTCCTCTTTTGTCTGACTTAACGGGGTGATATACCTTCCCTTTAGAGCCGGGAGTAAGACGCGGTGAATTACGCGAACCTGGGGGCACTGCCAATAACGGCGACTCCTCGCCTCCGCCTCCTGCGTCGGCTTCTCCGGCCGGCATTTCTTCACCGCCAAGATCGCCGCCGAGATCACCACCGAGGTCACCTCCAAGGTCACCTCCGAGATCTCCGCCGCCGAGGTCTCCCCCTAAGCCTCCGCCGCCGGCTCCTTCGGCTGCAGCTGCTTCAGCAACCTGCTGTAGGGCAGCATCATGCTTGCGATCATAATACATTTCTCGCTGATTACGAATAAATTCTTCATGAGACATACCAAAAATATGATCAGCAACCCAACGTCGAGAGAAATAGCCCTCGGTTGCGCTGCCGGCAATATCAAACTTCTGTTTCCAGTGCTCAATCTCTTGAAGTTCTGCAATTTTTGATGGATTGTTCAACGACAAATCGAACGCCAACAGATCATCGCCGCGAAACCCTAATGTATAGAGGTGAATAATCCCTATCTTTTCAAGTTCTGCTACAATAACGCGCTGTAAACGCTGAACCGTGCGGGCAAATCTAATATCTTTTTGCGCGAGAGTTGTCTTGTCTTCAGCTGCGCCTTCGCCCATCGCAAGATATGCCTGGGGTATCTTTAACGCAGAGAACAATTTGTCTCGCAAGTACTTGATATCGTCAATGGCGGTGGTGTTTGTTCCGCCGGCGAGGTTGGTAATTTCTGTGGCAGATCCGGGGCGCACAGGGATAAAATAGTCTTCTTCAATAGACATGGGATTATAGCGCAAGTCTACGCGGCCACTATTAGCGTCTACCACTGAGTGTCGCTTCAATTGAGTGACGATCTTTTCCATATACTGCTCAACCTCATTGGGAGGAATAGAGCCGACATCAATCTTAAAAAGGCGGCGCTCTGAAGATCTGATCACGCGATACGCCATCATAGCGTCCTCCATAAGTGTCAGTTGGCGCCAGATTCGACGGGCAGGTTCAAGGATGGATGTTCCATAAGGAGCATACTTGTCGTTTCCTAAAATACGAAAATGGCACACTTGCCAATTTTCGAATGTCATGCCGGCGGAATTCCACTGATACTGGATGTAGTCGGGATTAGTAGCGTCAAGACCCTCAAGCCGCTCGATCTCCGAAGATGGAAGAGCGATGATCCCCTTAACTCCAAATTTATCATCGATATCTAAATACAAAAAGAAATCACCATACTTACACATGGTGCGCGCCCAGCCGAAAAGATTGTATTTAACATTTAAGATACTATCATACAAGACCCCCAGCACTGCTTTAATCTCCTCGTTAGGGCATTTAATGTTTAACATAGGACGCAAGTTAGAATAAGTTGTCATCTCATCCGCATAGATATCCATACTAGATGCGATCTCTGGTGTGTATTCCATTTGATCAAAGTCGACATAGCGCTCGATGCGCTGTTGATTAGAGATAGCGTTGGTGGCGACAGTATCTAAAGGGTTATAAAGAGATTTCTTAAACTGTTGCCCTGATGCTGACTTAAACCGAGAACTAAATTTATCTAAGTGCTGTCGACGGATGCGCCTGCCCGACTGTGATCGGTAGTTAATGATAGGGCCAGAGAAGAGACGCGTTAGTCTTCTAAACAGTTCTGATTGTCTGTTAGCTGGGTTCCTTCCTTGTCGTAAGTTTTTAGGTGGCATTTAGTTTCTCACTTTATAATCCATTTATATTGTTTGTACAGCTTTTCCGCTTCCGTCATTTTATCAAAAATCTCATTTTTCTTGTAGCCTTGTTGGCCTTTAATCTGAGTATTAAGTTTTGTTCTTGATGTATAAATTGCATCAACAAATGCTCGCTGATAATTTAAATCTCTGGCGTTTACCTGCAGTGCTGTGTCTCTTACCCAACATGCTATAGCTAGCGCCATAATCAAATCATCATTGTAGCCCTTCATTGCTTGCGGCTTACCATTCCTCCAAATAAAAGTTTTCATCTCGTTAGTTGTGCGAGATGAATATATGGTAATTAGTTTGTTTCTGATAAACTCCTCTAATTTGGCGACGATGAGGGGGCGTGTCTTCATGGAAGTAGTAAACCCGGGAACAGCTGAATTTCTTATCTCAGCCTGATGTTGTTCAATATATTCGTGCGTAGACTTAATAGAATGATATACATTCGGATATTGATAATCGTCAATGAGCTTTGTCAGAACGGAATATCCTATATTGTTATTCTCAACCACAAGCATGCATCCGCCAAATTCTCTACCCACACTATTGAGCATATTGGCAAACATATCTAATGTCGGCTTACCTTGATATTCACCCACCACTTCCAGCGTTTCAAGTTTAACGATATGAAATGTAGAGAAATCGGCGCCATCACCGCGTGATACATCTGCAACTAAAAGATAATTACAGGTGGGATCAAACTCTTCCCATATCCAAAAATTACGGTCGAAACCAGTTCTGTGTTTGGGATCTTTAATTGTTGATAACATCCACTCCATGCAGTCAGGATCGATCACTGTTTCACCAGACGTGTTGAAGTTGCACTCAAGCTCTTGCGCAATCTGGCGCTTAGACATGTTTTTGGTTTCTTTCTTATACCATTCTTGGTCTCTATCTGGATGAACATTCCATAGAAGCGTGGTTAAGTTAAAGTTGTTCGAGCCGGCTTCGGAGTCAGTGCAAGTTTTATGAAACCAGTTACCTACACCATTAGGCGTAGAAAGCGCAATACATCGACCACCTGTTGACAGTGTGGGATATAGACCTGTCCAAAGGTCTTCAAGGTTTTCGATGTGTGCCGCCTCATCAAGCACCAATAGCGACAGCGCTTCCGAACGGCCAGCATCACCAGAGGTGGATGCCGCTTTAATTGTCGAACCGTTAGATAGCTCAAATGAAGTGCGGTTATCGACGCTGATATTTGCAATCTTTAACCAATCAGGGACATTGCGCATAATGTTCTTAACTTTCTTGACCAAGTTTCCTGCTGTCGCAAACTTGGTCGCCATAACCAGAATAGCTTTATCGCGGTGGAAGAGCATCATCCATACGATATAGCCTGCGGTAATAGTTGAGATACCTAGCTGGCGAGCTTTTAGAATAACGTTAAAACGGTAATCATTAAAATCTTCGAGAAGGTCATCTTGGAAGTCGAAAGTGTTAAAAAGAATAAGTCCATGTAATGG